ATTCTATAAAACAGCGGCCGCAGTTAGCGCATGGGTCAAAGTTGGTAGCGAAGCATGGAAGAAAACCATTCCTGCATTGTCAGGAACTTCTACGGTTACTACAACCAGCCCATACTACGCTGCATTGTATGTAAATAGTGTGAACGTTTATCTTCCACCATCACAGACGTTGTCCCAAGTAGTTTCAGCTATCAACACCTCCGTTGGGAGTGGTCCAATTCCTGGCGTCACAGCAGCAAACGTCGGTGGCGTATTAACATTCTACATTGACAGCACAGCAAAAAGTGCTAACGTGGTAGTTAATGGAACACTAAGCATTGGTGCTGCATCTAACGTGGCAGTTGTTGCATCACTAGGACTAACGGGCGCAGCAAATATTGGTTGCCCAACAGTTACATTTAGTTCCCTTCCGGTTACTTCAGCATGGAAAGGCGCAAGCGCAAGTGACTTGCGCCGCCCAACAGGTAGCATCTGGATTAATACTAATAGCGCAGATCCAACTGCCGGCATGAATCTCAGCATCAAGAAATACGGTGAAGCTTCTGCATCATGGTCATCATTGGCTGTTCCTGCTTATGGAGATGACTTCCTTGCAATCAACGCACTTGATCCAATTACAGGTGGATCAAATATCGTTGTGGGATCAACCTATGTTAAATTTGATGCAACTGAACAAGGAAATATTTCGTTCAGCGGTGACGTTGCAACACTAACAAACGGATTGGCCAGCTTTACACCATTTGTTAAAGATGTTGATGGAATTTTGACGGTGACAGGTGCAGTTCCTGTAACCCCAATGGTATTTGTTCCGGCAACTTCGTTTAGCGTTCAAGTATCGCAGCCAGGCAACATTCAGTTGTCACATGCTAACGTAGTTACATTATCAGCAGGCACCACAACCTCCGATGGATTCGTTGCAGACTTCCTACAACAAACAGCCGGAATGAATGTTGTTGCAGTCAAAGAAACATCAGGTGCAATTAGCATTAGTCATCTGTCAGGTGGTTATATTAGATTGAAAAATATCTCTGGAACTCCGCTTACAACAGCCGGCTTCTCAACATCGGTTGGTCATATGCGAGCAGACCCAAATGAAGCAACTGTGTTAATTGCAAGCTCATTTACGCCATTGACATACACCCCAGATACTGTGACTCCATACAGCGATCCTGCAGATGGCACGATTTGGTATAATGGTTCAGCAACCGATGTAGATATCATGGTGCATGATGGTAGCAGCTGGCGCGGTTACGCAACAGTTACATCAGATGCCCGTGGTTATAACCTCTCGGCAACTGACCCAGCCGGCGTATTGTTCGGAACGATCAAACCAACGTTACAGTCTGATGGTACAGCACTTGCCAGTGGCGATCTGTGGATTGACACAAGCGATCTGGAAAATTATCCTAAGCTGTCAAGGTTTGATGCAACACTAAACAAATGGTTCCTACTTGACAACACAGATCATCTATCAGAAGATGGCATTATTTTTGCAGATGCACGTTGGGATACAAGCGGCAATACAAACCCATTGACTGATTCTGTCACTGGTGTTTCTACATTGCTACTGTCCAGCTATACTGACATCGATGTGCCTGATTACAGATTGTATGCCCGTGGTACTCTGTTGTTCAACACACGTCGTAGCAGCTACAACGTTAAACAGTTTGTGTCGGATTACTTTAATGCAACATCATTCCCAACAAACACAACGAATAACCCAGTCAACGCTCCGGGCCATACCTCCAGTACAGAAACTAATGCGTGGGTTAGCATTAGCGGATTGAAATCTGATGGCCAGCCAAATATGGGTCGCAAAGCAGTTCGTGCGGTCGTTGTTAGCGCACTGCAAGCAGCAATTGATGGAAGCATTGCCGTTCGTGAAGAACAGCTTGACTTCAACCTTATCGTTTGCCCTGGTTATCCAGAGTTGATTGATAATATGAGCCTGCTTAACAATGATCGCAAAGGCACAGCATTTATTATTGGCGACACTCCAATGCACTTGGCAGCTGAATCAACAGCACTGTCAAATTGGGGGGCAGCAGTTCCAACAGCCGATGGTGAAGATGGCATCGTAACAGTTGACGGATCAGTTGGTGTGTTTTATCCAAGCGGTCTTGCAAATGATTTATCTGGCGCAGAAATTGCAGTGCCACCAAGCCACATGATGTTACGCACGATGATTCGCAATGACAATATTGCTTATCCTTGGTTTGCTCCGGCAGGTGTGCGTCGTGGCACAGTTGATAACGTCTCAGGTATTGGTTATGTTCCAGCTAGCACAAATGAGTTTATACGAGTAGGTATTAATGAAGGTCTGCGTGATGTGTTGTATACAAACGACATTAACCCATTGACAGTTCTCCCAGGTATTGGGCTGACAAACTTTGGTAACAAAACACGCGCCGGCGTTAACTCTTCACTTGATAGAATTAATGTTTCAAGGTTGGTGTCATACATTAGACGCAGTTTGGCAAATGTAGCTAATAACTACCTGTTTGAGCCAAACGATTCAATCACACGCAACAGCATTAAATTATTGGTCGAAACATTGTTCAATGATTTGATGGCGAAACGTGGCATCACAGACTATGTTGTTGTTTGCGATGAGACTAACAATACTCCTGATCGTATCGCTCGTAATGAGTTATATGTTGATGTTGCTATTGAGCCTACAAAGGACGTTGAATTTATCTATATTCCAATCAGATTGAAAAATCCAGGTGAGATAAAGGCCAACGCATAATAGCGTGAAACTAATTATATGCGCGGTTAATGGTAATCAGCAACCGCGCATATTTTTGTTAAATAATTTAAAGGAGTAACGATATATGTCTATCGCTTCACTAACAAGATTTACAGTCCCACTTGGCAATGGTATTTCCCAGGGACTTTTAATGCCAAAACTGAAATATCGCTTTCGGGTGATTTTCTCTAACTTCGGCGTCGGCAATAGTACGGTGGAATTAACCAAACAAATTAAAGATGCGACCCGCCCAGTTATGGCTCAAACTCGCCAAACGATTGATATCTATAACAGTAAGGTTTTTTATGCTGGCAAGCCTGAATGGCAGGAAGCTAAAATTACACTACGTGATGATGCAACTGGACAAGTTAGTCGCTTAGTTGGTGAACAGTTGCAGTCACAATTTGATTTCATGGAACAAAGCTCAGCCGCATCAGGTGGCGCTTACAAATTTATTACCACACTGGAAATGTTAGACGGTGGTAACGGTGCAAATACCCCTGTTATTCTCGAAGCATGGGAATTATATGGTTGCTTTGTAACTAATGCAGACTACGGCGGAATGGACTATGCTTCCGCTGATCCATTGGAAATTGCACTGTCAATTAGCTTTGACAATGCTGTCCAATTGACCCCTGGCGTTGGTATCCCAGTCGCACGTATTTTGAGCACTGGTGTAACGACAGCGTAATTGCTGGCTTTTTGTAGGTATAAATATGATGACCGATTGTTTTTTGCAGTCGGTCATTATACTCTTAAAGTGAAAAATTAATGGCCGGGTTATCTCCAATTCCCTTAATACAAGCGCAAGGCATTAAAATCCTAACTGAAACTCTTGATAGGACAATCACTGCGGCCCTACAACAGCCCCAAGGTAATCAACTTGGAGAACGCACAATACAAGAAGCACCGGTGGTGTCACCGGTGGTGTCAAATAAGAAAGTTCCAATACAAGAAGCACCGGTGGTGTCAAATAAGAAAGTTCCGCCTGGGCTGCGGGATTACCAACATGCGTCGAAAACCTTCATAGCAGATAATTTCCGACTATTTCCAAAACAAAGTTTTCTATTCCATTTATTCATTGAACTCAATCCTCTTGCGATAAAAGATTCAAATTCAATGAATAATGCAGATACACAACGTGAACTGAGTCTGATGGTTAAGACTGTGGACCTGCCAAAGTTTACGATCGACACAAAAACATTCAATGCTTACAACCGTCCGAACGTGATACAAAATAAAATCAAATATGATCTTGTCAACATTAATTTTCATGATGATAGTGCCGATGTTGTTCGTAAATTTTGGTACGATTACTATTCCTACCATTACAGGGATGCTGATCATGCTGATGAGCTGTATGGTATCTCAACAAAATATAAACCACGCCACACGATGGAATGGGGATTTTCCCCCAGGGAAGAAGTCAATTATATTAAGACCATAAAAATATATAGTCTGCATCAAAAGCTGTTCAGTGAATATACGTTGTTTAATCCAATTATAACATCATGGGCACATGGCAAGCATAGTATGGAAGGCAGGGAACTGCTCGATAATACAATGTCAGTCAGCTATGAAAGTATTCAATACAAACAGGGAACGGTCTCTGAAAACGCCGTGGCTGGATTTGGCAGTGAATTGCACTATGATAAAACTACAAGTCCAAACATAGAAAAATTGAGGGCAACTGCATCAAACAATCAAATTAAAGAATCCTCCCTTGCAGATATGCGAAAGGCACAATCGGTATCGATGACGTCATACAATGTGGAAAGCATATCTACAGCAGCCACAGCTAATTTAACACAGCCACTTCAAATAGCTGATGTATCACAATATCGAATTGTGGTGCCGGTAGCAACAACATTCGACCAGTCAATAAAGGCAGCGTCAGCAACTATTCCATCATCTACACGGACAATAATCTAATATGGCAACTAATAATCTCCCAACCACATCTACGCAACGAGATCAAACTAATAAATATTTCAATAACTATTTCAAAGAAACGCCATCTGTATCAAGCAGCCTAAATGATGCGTTCATTACTTTCTTTGAGGAGTTGACTGGAAATAGAACAACGGCCATGGTGTTAGCTGGATCAATTATTACTACTGCCCAACAACAAAATTTAGATTTACAGGACATTTTGAAGAAATTTAAAGCGTTGGAAAAAACGAAAGTTGATGCATACCTTACTATGCTGTTAAACTTAAACCGTGTTGGAACCAGCCTACTTGGCATCGTGAACAGTCCACCGACTAACAAATATGTCTCAAGGGCAATTCGTGTCTAAATATTCACAAGGCTTTTATACCCCAACAAATCCTGAAAAATATATAGGGAAGGGATCTATTAGATATCGTTCATCTTGGGAATGGGCTTTTATGCAGATGTGTGATAACAACGAAGGTGTCTTACAATGGGCATCAGAGAGCGTTCGCATACCTTATCGCAATCCATTTACCGGCAAAAACACAATCTATGTGCCAGACTTTCTCATCGTGTATGCAAATAAGG